AATCAAACCCGTCAGCATTCGTCCCCCCTTCCCAGGGGCAGGCGGATCAGGGGAACCCATGGGAATCGGCGTTCAACAAGGTAGTGAACCTGTTGGGCAGCCCGGTTCAATCCCCGTTCCAGGGTCAACCATCACAGGCCCCGGTTCAGACTCCGGGTCAGTATACCCCGGCCAATTGGGGTCAGCAAACGTCGACCCAACCCGACGTATCAACGAGCTGGGGTCAGCAGACCTCGCAAACAAGCCCGACCTCATACAGCAGCTCTTCCCCAACTTCATCGATCAACTCCTTGGAGGACGTGGCGGACCTGCTGGACTGGAGTCCGGAGAGTCGGATGGTGGTGGCGAATTACGGGACGGAGGCTCCCGCGATTCTAAACCAGTACGCTCTAAATCTCGAAGGAATGCTCGATAGCGCCGTTGCGTGGGGCGAGCAAGCCACTAACACGTTGATGGGCTATGCGAACTTCTCTGTTAATGAGCATCGCGAAAACCTGGCTTACAACGAGATTCTGACGAATCCCGATGTGCTGTCTGATTACACCCTGAACTTCTTTGGTCCTGAAGGTCCGTACCCCGTGTACGAATCTGAGTCCGAACTGGCAACTCCTGGTTATCCCACCCAACAGGTGAATACCCAAGCCATGGTTCCTGGTGCAAACATGCCCGCACCTCCTCAGGCCGCTGCACCTCAGGCTCCCCAAGATTTCTGGGGTTCCTTTAAGCAGCAAATGGATGTTGATCCCACCCAGGCATGGCGTGTGATTAACCAGGCTTCACCTCAGGTGATGGCTAACAAACTCTTCGTCATGGAGTGATTAAATGCGTAACGCTTTGAAATACGGCATCCCCGCTGCTGCTGCCCTTGGTGTTGGTGGCGCGGTTGCTGCTCAAGGCGGGAATCCCCTTGAAGCCGGTGGCGCTGCAGCTGCCGGTGGATTGGGTGCTGCGGCGGGTCTCATGGGGGCTCGCCAACTTGCTGGGAAATACAACCCTCAGCTTCTGATGCGTATGCAAGGAGCTATCTCTGGAGCAGGTAATGCAGTGGGTGATTATGCCCGCAACCTTCCAGATGAAAGCGTCATTCGTAAAGGCGCTGCCAATATGGCAGCCGATGCAGTTTCTGCAGTCGACAACCGTCTTATGGGTGTCCCTGGTGTTTCCAATGCTGCAATGCCTTTCCCCACTCAGAACGTCCAGCGCAACATCGGTAAAGGTGCTGCTGCTGTCATGGTTCCTGGTGCTGCTCTTGCAGCTGGCATGGGTGGTCAAGCTGCAGGCATGGCTGCTACAGCTGGGGCACAGATGATCGGCATTGATCCGGAAGCTCCTGGATCCAGCAATACAATGAATTCCCGTATCAATATGCAAGGTCAGGGTTACCTGCCCATGTATTGATTAGCACTTAAAAATATTTAAGACTGCTAAACTTTAATGTAGATAGGACGTTATTGTCCGAATCTTTCGTTTGACAAACTTACTATCCGAACACGGAGGATAAACAAAAGTGTTTTTAGATAACGACTTTCCTAAAATTTTAGGTGCGGAACTTTACCGTCCGCATCCGGCATATGTGTGCGAGATGGCGGTTGAGCCCGTAGTCGTACATGATTTCACTTCTCAGCCTGGCCAAACGGTCCAGCTTGATCGCTACAAGTTCTGGGGGACTCCTGGTACTAAGGATAGCCGTGAGCGTATTGCTGACCAGACTATCGGTACTGCTAACAGCCGCAACATCACCAAAGAGAAGGTGCTCGTTGTGCTTAAAGAGTATACCGGCCCTGCGGACCCGGCTGATCCTACCCAGCCCTCTACGTTCAAGATTGCTCGGGAAACCCTGGTGACTGCGCAGCGCCTGCTGCTTGACACCGGCAACCTGAACATGTTCCACCAGTCCATCGGTAGCTTGACGCTGCTGGATGACTACCGCCGCTGGCGCGACCGCGTGTTCATTGACGAACTCGCTAAAGCCGAAGCACAAGGTAAAGCTTCATCTTCCCAAGGTGGCTACTACTTTGCTGGTGACAAGGAAAAGGACGCAACTGGTCGTATTTCTTACACCGCTGCTGAGTACACCGCTCAAGTCCAACAGTTCTCTGTCCGCACCGACCTTCTGGAGGTTGTGAAGGACCTGCGTAAGCGCAACGTCCCAACTTTTGCTGACGGTCTGTATCGCTGTATTTGCGATCCCGTCTTCATGATGCACCTCCGTCGTGACGAGGACTTCCGTGAGATCGCCCGCTACAGCGGCAATCCTGGTCAAGGCATGTACATGGCTAACCCCATGATGCCTAACAACTCCAGCTTCTACATGGGTCCCCAAGCTGGTCAGGGCTACTTCCTGGCTGGTGAGCCTGTGATGCCGACTGGCGTTCAATTTGAAGGCGTCAAGTTCTTCGAGTCAACCAACTTCCCTTCGAAGAGTGTTAATGCTTCCTTCGATGATGGCAGCACTTATACTAGCCAAGAGGTCTCCCAAGGTTATTTCTTCGGTCCTCAATCTGTTGGTGTTGGCATCGGCGGTCCTAACGCTCAGGTGTTAATCAACAACAATGATGACTTCTCACGCTTCATCATTCTTATCTGGCAACTCTATGCTGGATTCGAAGTCCTGAACAAAGATTTCATCACGACTGCATTCAGCTTCATCTCCGATGATGGCGTGGTCTGATCATAAATTAGTCAACCTCTATCAAGAAAGTTAATGGCATACTTATCCGCTAAAAAGATCTATCCTGGTGATATGACTGAGCCCCTTAACGGGTGGTATCAGAACATCGACACCACGGGTGGTTCTGTCAACAATGCCTCCAAGGCTGGCCCGACTTCGGTTCTGGCCAACCCTGGCTGGCAGTTCTATCAACTGCGTGGCTATGTGCCTGTTACCACCACCACTGGTGCAGGCTACGCCACTGTTGCTGATGTCATCATTCCTTCTCCTTACAAGAACGATGACACCCGCGTAAACATCACCGGCATGGTGGTCACCGCTGACGCTGACCGTCCTGCTTATGTGTATCGCACTGCTGTTTCCGTGGCCTCTGGCTGGGGTGATGGCCGTGTTGCCGAAGATGGTCTGACCACTTCCGGTGCTACTCAGGTGATCGGTTTCGGACCTGGTTCCGCTACCGCTCCTGTGAGCTTCTCCGGTGTGGTTGAAGGTGCAAACGTCACCGCTACCTCTAACAACATCGCTGTTGGTACTGGTGGCCTGGGTGCTTGCCCTCTGGAGTCCAGCACTGATTATGAAGAGCTGACTGCTGACACCACCTTCCGCGTCTACTCCAAGGCTCAGACCAACTCCACTGCCACCAACGGCGGCTGGGCTATCTCTGATGCCGATGCAGCAGCTGGCCGCACTGGTTACATCCTTTGCGAAGTTTGCTACATCCGTCAGGATGTGCCTGTTGAGTATGACGATGTTGAGCAGTATCTGCCTTACAAGATCGCTTCTAACTATCCTGGTTATTGATAGTTAAATAGAGTAATATGGGACCAGGTAAAAACTTGGTCCCAATGCTCTTTAAACATAAAAAGACAGGAGTGCGAATTAAAGTAGTCTCCGAATGGGATGATGGCGATTGGTTCATGGTCGAAGACCAGGACGGTCGCATTTTTACTGTCTATAAAACAGAGTTAGAAGAAGATAAAGAAGCTTCGAAAAAAGTGAAAACCATGCAAGTCAAAGACGTTGCAAAAGGTGATGAGCCACGTAAGTTTCCAACTGACACACGTTTAAATGTCAATGGTGCTACAGCTCAAATGATTGCTGATCACATCAAGGGAGTTGGCATCAAAACTGCAAAAGAAATTAAGGACTTACAACTTTCATTGTCAGGCGAAAGGTTTAATAGTCTTGAGCAGTTAAGAAAGATTCCTCGTGTTGATTGGGACTCTGTTTTTGCAGCCGACCTGATCCGTGTCTGATACCAAGCCCTTCGGGGCTTTTTCTATTTGTGCGGATTATAATTAACAAATAATGACGGTGCGCTGTGCAGTTATCTGATTTTAATAAAAGCCGCATTAGATATCATCTGGGCTACTACGTTACTAGTGTGCCTGCAGGCGATTATGCACGGCTTGAAGAAGCAATGAATTCCGTTCCGGATTCAGTGTTTAAC